TTGAGATTATTATTTTTTGTGGGGGTTGGGGAATGGGGTAACGTCTAATTCGGGCGGGTGGGTGCGGCGAAGGGGAAACGGCAAACAATCAATCGAGTGCCTACACTTTTGGCAAATTCAGATTTTGGGGCTACTCCACAGCAGGACACAGCACCAAAAGCCTACCATCAAAAGCAAATAATTGTGCTACAATTCGCACCGTTATACATAAATCATTGATAATTAAGCAGTTAGGATATTTTTACGGGAAATTACAGAACTATTACAGAACTTTATTAATAACTTTCAGATCATGGCAAAAAACACTAAAAACAGTAATTCTTATTTCAAGGCGATTCTAGACCGTTTAATTCATTTTAGGTATAATTCCCTTACTTTTGGGTTATCTTCGAAATTTGCCCCGTTTCTGTTTCGTGCAGGTACATTTGCGAGGTAACCTCTCACACTATACGCAAATAAATACCTTCTACTTCTTTCAAAGTGACAAAAATTTAAAACAAATGAGATTGCAGAATTTACATAAAATAAATACTGTAAACCGTTCAATTAAGATTTTAAACAAGTCGCAAATAAATAAACCTAGATTAAACCTCACACTTATCAATGTCCTTTCCGCTGTTAATCATTCAGGTGCAGATAAGCCAACACAAAGAATTTTAAAGGTTCTTAATTTTTGGGGCTATGGCTTTTATCACGAATATGTTAAAGACTATCTCAGCAAGTTAGAGATTTTTGGGTATGTTGAAAAAAGAGACAAAATATTACAGCCACTTAATAAGGTTCAGTTTCTTTGGTCTATCACTCCGGAAGGCGTGCACATCCTGCAACAATTCGAAGCACAACTCCGCAGAACCCGACACGATAAATAAAGCCTTTTCCTGGTTTCCGTTCATCTGTTTTTTATCTGTTTTTATCCAGTTGTTTTCGTCATCTGCTTTTCAAATTGTCGGTTTATTCCATTCAGTTTGACGGCGTTTTATTAGATTTTATTTAATGAATGTGCTATTTTATTAAATGTTTTCTATTTTTTTGAAGATTACAAAGATTTATTTGTTTTATTTAAAATGCTTTCCCTACTTTTACACCGTCTTAACGAAAGAATGACAATATTTATAACATTTAACCCCTTGCGGCGGCAAGAAATCAACACGCATAATAAAATGATACATACAGAAATTTTAAACACAAAAGAAGCAGTTATTGAGTACTTAGAAAATTTAACCGCTAGTGAATTGGTGCAAGCAAACGATATTTATTGCGAACTTTCTAATGATTTCGATGGTATTATTTTCCAAAATAATGAAGATTTTTTTAATGTTCGTTTTGACACTAAAATAGATGCTATCCGTTCTGTTTGTTACGGGACTTATAACTTATCAGATGATTACGTTAAGTTAAACGGCTATGGTAACGTTGAAAGTTTTAATAATCCCGTTGAATATGTTGACTTGTCAAGTATTGCGGATTATATTTTAGACTGCCCACGCTGCTTTGATGTTGTGCTGGTTGATGAAAATGAAGAATAGGTTAACTGACGAGAATTTAATATTCGAAACGGGTTGAAAAATACCCGTCTTAACCATTAAAGCAGAGGCAGCACTGTATAAAAGACTTGCGAAATATTATGTCAGAATATCAATCACGGGCAGTAAATTTTTTAAAGAAAACGGGCGTTCAGTTTAGTTGTTCTTATCTAGAACACGACTTCTATTTTGAAGATGATAAACAGTGTCGGGACATTTACCAAATTAGGCTACAGCGAGGTAAAAAAAGTTTCTCGTTTAAGTTTGGGCAAAGTATCGCAAATAACGGGATAGAACCTACTCCCTATGATGTTTTAGCCTGCTTGACTAAGTATGAGGTTGGAACGTTTGAGAACTTTTGCAGCGAGTTTGGCTATGACGAGGACAGCCGCAAAGCATTTAAGACTTACAAGGCGGTTTTAAAAGAATATGCGGGGGTGCAAAGAATTTGGGACGATAACGAGATTGAAGAACTGCAAGAAATTAACTAGCATCTTAAGTTGGCAGAGCTTCAAAACTGCCTATTTTTTAACATAAAACAACAGGCGGCAGCCTTAAAGATGCAAAAGTTATGACAGTAGATTTATTCGAAGTACAGGAAACATTGCCAATTAATTTACAGGCAATTTTAGACTATTATTCTAGCGAATATGGCGAAGATATAAACTACGAACAATTAACGCAAATGCAAGCAGAATGTAAGGCAATTGGTTTTAGTTTTGAATGGGGTTTAGATGCCATCCCTTACAATCTTCGCAAAATACCGACAAGAATAAAAAAGGATACTGAAGCAATAAAAACGATACTTTTAATAGTATTGGCAGCTATGGCTATAATGTTTGCAGGGTGCAGCAGTGGCGCAAATATTCACGGTACTTGTGCAAGTAACAGCGTTAAATGGTGGCACGTTGCAGGATACGATAAAAGATAATTAATTAATCAAATTTTAAAACTTAGTACAATGATTGCAACGACTATCTACACCGCAAATAATGTAGCCCCGCACCCCACCACAGACTATAAAAAAGAGCAATTTTCTAAACTGAAAGATTTATTTTTTAAGCACGATAATTCATTGGGGCAAAAAATTCGATTAGAGACAATAAAAGAAGCCTTCGAAAAGTTAGGCACAGGAACTATTTCTTTTGATAGTTACTACGAAAGGTACACATACAAGGAAACGATATCTAATAATGTAGTCTTATTGTTGCAGTGTTATATCAGAAATTGTTCTTATGAGTGGAGGGTTTGCGCTTATATTGACACACCCTCACAAAGCCACTTTTACGGGGCAAGCGTGATAACTTTTATTTCATACCCAACACTATATGAAGAGACAACAAATTCTAATTTTAGGGATTGGGAAGATATAACAATAGCCGAAAAAGTTTACAACGAGATTAAAACAATTTTACTAAACGATTAAATTAACTTTAATGATTACAACATTACCGACCTCAATAAACACAATCGAAGAGGCAAAAGCATTTTTGACAGAACTACACAAGAACGGCGAGAGTTATCATCCGGAGGACAGTGCTCACGATATTATCAATACTGAAACAAATAAGCTAGTATTTACCTATGACGAGGCTTTGCAGTTGGATAGGTTAATGGATGAGATTACAGCAGCTACAGAGGACGGCACCTTTGCTTGCGAATTTTTATGGAAGCTAGAAAGCAAAATTGAGGGGACTATTCCGCATCTAGTAAGGCAGGAGCAGATAAGGGAGAAGGAAGAAGAAGGCAAACACTATTGCCATTGCTGCCTAAAGACAATTACAGAAGGCTATGTGATTAACGGGATTGATTTTTATTGTAGCGAGGGTTGTATAGCCGAGGATGGATGGGATTATGAAGGATTAAGAGAGGAGAACGAGGACGATAATTATTGGACTGAATGGGAGGACGAGGACGAAGCGGAAAGAGTAGGGGCTGAGATATTAGCCTACCTCCAACAAGCTGACGAGGCAATGAGATATAATTCGCAAGATGTAGCGGAAAATAAACAGCCTTCAACCGACTACTTAGAAACACATTTTGATGTTGTCGAATGGATTACAGAAACGAAAGATTTCGATGGGACTCTAGCCTACAACCACAATCACAAGTGGGGGAAAGGTGGGCTTTATGACCTAGCAAAAGAGTTAACCGCCGAGTTTCAGAAATTACATAGAGATACAGTTTGGGGTGACGAGGCAGACTATTACGATACCCTAGAAGGTTTTCTCAATAGCAAAAGATAATCATTCACTCAATAAACAACACAACATGAAACACACAGTAAACAGCCTTCTAGCTTCTCAAATTGAAGTGAACAGGCAGACGGTAGAAAACCTCGAGAAAGTAGTAAAAAGCCCAAAGAAATACGCAAAGATTTTGGGAAGTAAATTTACCCTAGAGGACATTAAAGCACAGCTCACACTAGCTAAAGACTTCTTGAGAAATTGTGCGATTTAAGCGTAAAAGCCAAAACCCTTAATTTTATTATTCATTTTTAAAAAACGGCAAGCGTTCCGACCAAAAGGCAAATTATTATGTTAACAATTGAAAGATTAAACGAAAAAGGTTACATCGCTAACACTAGCGATATGAGTATTGAAGAAGTAGTATATCGTGACTACTTACGAGACTATGGTGGCGATGAAACGACAAGCCCCAGAGGTGTAGAGCCTAGGATACATATCAGAGAGGTCGAGTGCAATAATTATTTAGTAGAGGGGGTGGATTTTGATAACGAGGATGAGGCTTTCTTTTATTGCCAAAGAAAGGGATTAAACCAAGATACTATCATGAGTAACGTAAAGACTATGTGGGAAGTTTGGACGTGGGGAACAGGCGGCAATAATCCCCGAAAACTAACAAGCCATCCAACTGAAGAATACGCAGAAATAGACCTTTACGAGCATTTTGAGTACTATATCCAAAATAAAAATTGGAATGCCCCTATCTTCTTCGATACGAGAAAAGAAGCCATACAAGAATTAGCAGACAGCAGGGGGAAGCCCTTTGAAGTTATCGAAAGATACATCAACTACAAAGAAAAGTGCGAAGCTAAGGCAAGAGAACAGGTAATAATAGAAGAAGAGCTGAGAAGGCAAGCCAAATTAAACGTTGAGGCGAAAGTGATTACAGAAGCAGAAACGATAGTAATAGACGACACCTTTATCGAAGAAGCGAAAGAAGCTAGAGTGCTTCCTGGACTTGAGAAAAGTCAAGCCCAAAGCAAAGCTTTTGTAGCCCTAATTAATCGAAACGGTAAAGAAAAGATTGAAAGCGATTTTTGGAAAGTGTTTAGAATTATTAACGCAAAAATAAAGGGATAGGTTTAACCCTATCCCCACTGAAAGCAAATCACAATTGAAAAGCAAAGCGGTAAACGGCTTATATGCTTTTCGTGAAATTAGAGGACAAATATAGGTTTTTTACAATAAAAATGGCAATTATGCAAAATAAAATGTTCATACAGTCAGTTAGTCAACTTCGCAAATTAAGGCAGGATATGAGCCTTAAAGTAAAGGCATCGGAAACAATCGGACGGTTAAGATCAGAATTTAATAACAACCGTTTACAGTTTGATTTATCGGTGTCCAGCTTCATAGGTAACAAAGACCTCACGAAAGAAATTGTGCGGCAAATAGTAGGCGAAGAGGTACCGTTCAGTAAATACACATTATCAAACGTCAGTAATTTATTACAGGCGCATTTTCAACAGTATTCATTATTTTAAAAAATTAGCAAGATGAAAAACAAAAGAAAAAAATTGTGGAAAGATATAATGAACTGTACCGACACTATAAGGTCCATCCGTTTAGGCGATGCAATTAAAAGTTGGTATGCCGAAAATGACAGTAAAGTGTTCAAGGGTAACAACGGTTTTATATTTCTAAAAAACGAGGTTTTCGGCAGCGATGACAATCTATTCGAAAGCCTTTACAATACAATTAACCCAATTTTAAAAAATTAAAACAAAGTAAAATGAACGAGCTACAAGCATTGCAGAACGCAGCCAATAACAGAGGGATAACAATTAAGGAATACCACTTCGAGGATAAAAGAAAGAAAATTAAAAATTATATTGCAGTAAATAGCAGAGGGATAAGTGTAAGCCCCCCACTATCTTATGAATATTTGAATATGTTTCTATTGGGTTGGGCTAAAGGGATTGATAGTAATAAACAAAGTAATTAATTCACTTAAAAGTTAATTTCGTGTCTCAATCCCCTACTCCCCTCTTCCTTCGCCTATTCCGGCTATCTTTTACCTAAGGCTACCCAACGCTTTTTGAACGATAAGAATTTCTTTAAAAAGATAGCTCACGGGCAATATTCAAAAAGTGTAAAAAACTAATTGTCCTAAGTCCTTTTTGTCCTTTTGTCCTTTTGGGTAAATAAGACAATAAAGACAGAAAGGACAATAAAGACAAAGGACATTGCAAAAAATACTTTTTTAAAATGAACGAACATAGATACATATTAGAGCCATACAAGGGAATAAACACCCGTTACCGTTGCCCAAGTTGCAACCATAGGGATAGAACCCTTTCCCTATACATTGATAAGGAAACAGGCTTACACGTTGCCCCCAATGTCGGTAGGTGCAACCGTGAGAGCAATTGCGGTTATCATTACACACCCAAGCAATATTTTACCGATAACAATATTTCATTTGATACACCACAGCCGAAACAGTACAGCAAGCCCAAACCAATTGCACCAGCTAACCCCGTTTCTTATATCTCAAAGGATGTGTTTAAAAGTAGCCTCAAAGGATATGAAGCAAACCACTTTGTTACGTTCCTAATTGGGTTGTTTGGCGAAGATGTTACAAGCGGACTGATAAGCAAGTATTTCATAGGTACTTCAAAACATTGGGATAGCGCAACCGTCTTTTGGCAAATTGATAGTATTGGGGGTAGATAGGGAAATGCGCAGCGTAAGAAAGAAACTAGCCAGAAATTAGCCATATAAGATATTTTTGGCGTATCAAAAGAGGTACGATAGCCTTGCAAAAAGAAAAGAAATAATATTACATCATAAAAGCAAATTAAGCAAATGATACAAGAACACTATTTTATACAAGCTCAGGGCGATGATAAAAGTAACTATATAGTGAACACAAAGCGACCTCCTTTCATGGTGGCCAGGGTTTACAAGTGGCGAACGAATAAGAACGGATCAGAAGAGGTGGTAAACTATATGCAACGGTTTCCTCAAACAGTACAGGTTGAAGGATACAATGTAGTAGTGTCGTTTGATAGCACTATGTCCAACGATAAAATCTACCGTGAAGATATTGACATCGAACTGCACCGTATGGCAGATTTTTACCTGAAACAGCAGATTGAAAAGGGGCAGGTTTATTATAAAAATTACAGGATATAACCTTTCTCAATAAAGTTCTATAAATAGTCTACAACGGGAAAAAGTTCTATAATTTAGGTTAAAATAAGCACAAGATGCGAATCCAATCCGGATCACATAGAATAAAATTAAGCAGCCCTCAAAAGCTGCTTTTTTTATGCCAAATACGCTGATTTTCAATGGTTTATAGCTGTATTTTTCAAATTTGCATACTTTTACTCGTTCAGCCATTATCCTAAATCTTCCCAAATCTTCCCTAATATTTATAAAATAATTCTGTAATAGTTCTATAATTCTATATTTTTGTTCTGTAAAACGCTACATTATGGGATATTCAGTCAAGCCTATTCTAATGGGTTATGCCGACAAAAACGGCTGTCACGGCATTTCAATTCAGGTAATTAACAACAAACTAAAGGCGTACAAGGCCACTGGCATCAAACTCCCTACCGATAATTTCAAGAACGGGAATGTAGTTTGGCATAAAGAAAAGGTGAAGTTAAACGCCATCATAAAGTCGATTGCAAACAATATCGAAAGTAATATTTTAGAGTGTATGCGAAAGGATATACCTATCACCGAGAAGATACTAAAGAAAATTGTTTCCGGCGATAGTATAGACACTTCATCTGGACTACTAACAAACTTCATTGAGGACTTAATTCAAGAGCTTACAGGGAAGTTATCAGAAGGACGGCTAAAACATTATAAAGTTATGTCCGACAAAGTAAAGGATTATGACGATAGGACCAGGCTTGCAGAAATTGATTATAAGTGGGTAATTTCCTTTGAAAGATACTTAATGGATACAGGAATAGTTCGGAACACTTTAAAGGGGAATATGGCACTCCTAAAGGCTATTATAAACCATGCTATGAAAAAGGATTATATCAAAGATGATCCGTTCAGAAAATACATCAACCCTAAATCTGAAAGGACGATGCCGGACTATCTTACTGAAGAAGAGGTGGCAAACTTCGAGAAGGTAGTAGCCGGGGTTAATATTCCCGAAATGAGAAACGCAGGGTATTACTTCTTGCTATCTTGCTACTTAGGGTATAGGATAAGCGATTGTTTGACGTTCGATGTAAGTAAAAGGGTAATGGATAACCAAGTTACTTTACAGGCTAAAAAAAACGGCAAAATCGTTTCTATCCCTATTTACAACAAGTTAGTGCCAATACTCGAATATGTATCCAAGAATAAAATGACTGAATCGGAACAAAAGGTTCGGGAACACGTTAAAGCGATTGCAAAGCTGGCAGGGATTAACAAGAATGTGAAATTCCATACCGCCCGACATTCATTTGCAATGATGATGATGTCAAAAGGGTTTACGGTAGATGAAGTTGCAGAAATGTTGGGGGATACGCCTCAGACGGCTAGAATATACGCCAAGATAAGCAATATTGATTTGAGTAAAAAGATTATGGATAGATTGAATTAAAAAGAAAATACAGCCAAAAGATTGTTTTTTATTTGTTTTTACTTGTACTTTTGTTATGCTATGACAGAAGTAAAAAAAGGTTTAACCTATAAAGAACAATTACTAACTCCTGAATGGAAAGCTAGGAGATTACAAATACTAGAGAGGGATAATTACACTTGCAAAAAATGTGGGAATAAAACAAGGCTACAAATCCACCACAAAAAATATATAAAAGGTAAAATGGCGTGGGAAAGCCCCGATAAGCATTTAATAACGCTTTGCCGTCCTTGTCACCAAAAAGAACATAATATTGGTAGCGATAAAATAAAGTACGCCCCGATATTGCCCAATAAAAGACGTACTAGAAAAAAGAAGAACCCCAATAAACCTAAAAAGAAAGTTGAAACCCGTATGGAAAGAATAGTAAGAAAAAGTAAACTAACGGCTAGAGATAAAAAATTGCAAGAGAGATACACTCAATTAAGGAGAGAGGGTAAACTTGCATAGCTACCCTCCCAACAGTTTAGCCATCTTTGTACAATGGTCGTGCATTTCTTTGTAAATTATCGCTTGTTTCTGATAGTATTTTGCATCTTTAAAAGCGCTGTTACCCGGAAGCAATGAATCGAGATTAAAGCCAATCTTTTCTTCAATATCCTTTTTGGTTGAAGGTTTAACGTAATCCCTATTCTCTAGATACACAATACTTTGTTGCGTAACGCCCAGCTTCTCAGCTAAATCTATCTGAGTTAAACCGTTGTTTTCTCTGTACTTTTTAAGTAGTTCGCCGAATGGTTGTGTCATAATATTTAGTTTATTTTCCAAAAGTTTTTTAAGATGCCGATATATTTTACTCTTACATCGTGGTTGTTCAAATAATGATTTGTTGCGAACACGCTAAACAGCAAGAAATTCGATTCTTTATTCGTTTGAGTAGTATATGTCATAACATCATTTACTATACCCTGATTCTCCTTAAAATCCCTCATGGTGGGGTTTGTCAGAACGAGTAGCAGAATGATTGCGCATACGCCGTAAGTAAGTTTCTTTTTCATATTGATAGTTTATAATTCAATCATCCTTTTACCATACAACATAATCTTTGCGCTTCCGGTGACGCTATACAGCCCTATTATATCTTTTATGTGTAATTCATAAGGCGGATAGGCTAACATCCCTTTTCTGGCACCGCTATCAATTACCATAGTGTTATCTGAGATCAGAACAAGTATTTCGCTGTTACTATCATCTTCTTTGTAGTATAGTCTTTTCAGTACAGCCTCGTCAGCCGTTTCCACTACATAGACTTCTCCTGGTCTTATTTTACAATCTGTTTTCTTTACCATTCCGACCACACTAGAAGGTGGATAATTAGGCATCATACTATTCCCACTTACAGGCAAAGCGAAGTCACATTTACCCAATACGTCATAGATGTTTACATAGTCTGTTTTGTTTGTAACTGCCATTCCGTTTCCGGCTTTCGGCGTGGCTGCCACACTAGAGTTATACAATTTCACGGTTCGAGGATTTTCGGTGTTTTTTAATTCAAGTCTTTTTCGGTAGTATGGCTCAGGAGGGGTTTTGTCTACCACTTCTTCATAGCTGCCAAATTCTGCTGTAAGGTTTTTAAGTATAGTATCAGTCAGTGGCTTTTCGTTACTGATAATTTTTGATAAATATGAAGGAGTTATGCTCAAAGCGGCAGCAACATCTCCTTTAGTGATGCCCCTACTCTTTAAAACCCTTAGATATTTTTCAATATCAACTGCCATTTGTTAGATATTATTTAAATAAATCGTAAATAATTATACAATTTCTATATTTCTTTCAAACTTGTACTTTTTGTACTTATTGTCCTATTTTTACACTGTCAAAGCAATAAAGCAACACACAAATAACGCTTTTAGGTATGAACAAAAATGATAGCATAATTAGTAGCGACCTCTCTAAGCAAATAATGGCAGAACGCAAAAACGAAATAAAACGCCACGTTGAAGGACTGCCAATAAAAGAGGTAGAAAACATTCTCGATGAAGTCTTGCACGACATCAAACAAACGACTGTTTACACCCTTCCTGATACTAATTAAACCCTATTACTTTTTACATACAAAACACAAAGGTATAACAAAGCAATAACAAAATGGCAAAGATTTTAAGTAAAGATATTTTAAAGGAACAAATCGGTAAAAAGTTGCACGAACTAGCCGAGCACGTTACCTCAGAAGATAGGAAGCTGGCTCAGATAGAATTAGGTAAAGTATTGAACCTTGGTGCCAATGTTCACGGCGAAAATGTTGTTTCAGTTGCACTTATTTCTAGGTACTTCAACAACAAGATAGGTAATATCGAAGCTGCTACTAAACTGTACGAGATTTTATCTCCTATTATCAGAAAGAGACAAAAGGCGTTGGTAAAGAAAATAGGCAAATAGATGGAACACGTTACAGTACCAAAAGGCTTTCTGGACAACATTATGAAGTCGCTTAGAAACATTGAGAAGCAGAGTAATGAGAAGGCTATCGCAAGCGATTTTATCAACGAGAAAGATGCTGCTAAGTTAGTAGGCAAAGATGTGAAAACAATGCAGAACAGGAGGTCAAATAAGACGTACAGATTAGGCGAACATTTTATCAAAAACGACTTTGAAGAAGTCTTTTACTACAAGTCTAAATTAATCGGTTTATGATAATTCAAACAGACCACGTTACAGTTATTCTTCCTTACAATCCGGTAGAGGATTTAATGCAAGCCCAAATGATGCTTAACGAAACCGAGAAACATAGAAAAATTGATTCAGTAATTAAAGCTATACACAATGACAAACACATTCGTAAACTTCCATCCTTTGAGGAATAGCGACAGGCAGTATTCACTAAAGCACTTATACAGATGGCTAGTGTCAGATCTACCTGAAAGGCTTAAAGAGGAATTGGACAAAAAGTGTCCAAACGAAAACAGGGTCAATTATCTTAAAACACAAATTGCTCAATTAAACAAATAACGATATGCTTTACACACTTGCCATCATGATAGTGATTACAGTATTAGACTACTTATTCATTAAATACGATTCAGTTCAATTAGATAACAACGATAATAGTTTTTAGTATGCAGCAAGACATTCAAGAGATAGAGAAGATAAAGGGCTTAATGGATAAGCTAAATGCCAATTTTAACGCTTACCGTGACGAAGTAATACATAGTGCCGGTTGGGCTGATAAAGATAAGCTTACCGCACACCCTCGTTCAGCTTTTATCCAAACATTAGGCGAAGTAATTGCTGCTGTCTTACCAGAGCCATCAAACAATGTGGTAGCAGTTGGGGAGTTGAGAATATACCAGCCAATGGCTTTAGATGATGTAGAGGCTTTACTTAATGGCACCACCCTTCATTTAGACAAATCAAAACAAAGCTAATGGAAAGAGTAGTTGGATTTATACTGATAGCGGCTGTTTACTGCTGTATATCGTGCCTAATCGGATTAATAGCGATTCGCCATAAAAAAGATTAAAGATTCTTTAGTAGGACATATAACACGGAGGGGGTTTCTACTTCCTCCACTTTTTAAAAACTTGATTATTTTATGACAAACGAAAAGAAAAGGCGATACAAATACCCAAATATGCCAACTAAAAGAGATGTTCCTCTTATGCTTTATGATATGGATATTAATGATCTAAAAGAACGAGCATTGAAAGCACTACCATTTAATGATGGCTTCGAGGTAATGGATTTTCTAGGCCACGAAAAGACCGTAACGATTACTAGGATGATAGATAAGACCGGTAAATACGTTGAAGGCAAAGACGGTAAAAAATGGGCTATCAGAACTAAGAAGGTTAAAGCATGAGAAAACAAGATTACAAACGCATTTACAAGATAATGGCTATGGCTACTTTGGTTTTAGTCATTTGTATTGTAGGCAGAAAATAACAGTTATGGCAATAGTTAGTAAGGTAATAGAGGTTAAAGAGGATAATATCACACAGCAAAGATTGATAGTTTCTGCCGAGTGTAATCCTGGCGAAGAACCTCAAAGCTATGACGATATATCAATCGTACTTTATGAAAGAGCAAGCCCTTATATCACCGTTAAATGCGACATAACAAAGCTGCTACAAGAAGCAGGGGTATTCATAAGCATAGTGGATTCTATTAATTGGCAACTCGTTAGCCGCAAACAAGCACACATTTAATCACAAAGTAAAAATAAATTATGAGTACAGAACTTGCAACACAAGGTAAAGAAATGGCGATTAAACTTAATGCCATCACATCAAAGGTAATAGGCCAAAAGAACGTTATAGGCTTCCAAAAAGCGTTCGTAGTAGCTTCTGCCATAGAAGAACTCAAACTAGCCTTAACCAAGGAGTATATGGCACCAATAATGCAACTTCAAGGTAACAGGCTAGGATTTAAAACCGATAAGGATAAAAAGCAGGATGGGACAAAAGGTGATGGGTATCCGGAATCTATTGTAAAAGATTGCTTAGTAGAAGCGACATTGTACGGCTTAGAAACAACCGGTAATCAATGGAACATAATCGGAGGGAATATGTACGCCACCAAGGAAGGCTTAAAATACCTTCTTGATAATTGGTCAGGATTAAAGTACGATGTTTCTTTCGGATTAATTAAGGAAGATTTACCTAACTATAATGCCGCTACCAATGTCAATGTCCCGGTAACGCTTAATTGGAAAGAGGGCGAAGCCATTGGCCAACATCAACTTACTATTCAGATCAGGGCTAACAAGGGTATGGGGATAGATGCTGTACTCGGGAAAGCAACACGAAAGGCTTACAAATGGCTCTATGATAAAATCAGCGGCAATCCGATTCCAGAAGGAGAGGCAACAGAAAGTGGATTTGCAACCTATGAAACTGTATCCTCTACGCCAAAAGGTGTTTCTTATGAAGATTTGAAAGAGCTGTACGATTTAAAGAAAGATTCAATCCCTGAGAACCTAGTAGAAAACGCCACTAGGATAGTAGAAAACAAAGAGGCGCAGTCATACCAAAAACTACACGATTACCTTCAAAAATTATAAACTATGATATTCAATTCACATCAACGTAACGGGAATTTCACATCGAGTAAAATAGCAGCATTAATGAGTAATCCCACCGCAAAGGCTGCAAAAGAAGGCGCAATATTCGGCGCACCGGCTAACACATACATCCGGAACAAAAACTACGAAAGGTTATTAGGTAGAGCAATAGAAGCTGAGAGTAACGCCAAGGCTTTAGTGTGGGGGAAGCTACTTGAACAAAGAGTGATTAATCTTATCGGGTTTGAATACGAGGCTTCTACCAAAGATACAGAAGTGCATCCTCAGTTCGATTATTGGAGTGGTTCAAAAGATGCTATCAAAAGAGGTAAGGACGGCGATACGGTGGTAGACTTTAAATGCCCCATCACTTTACTTTCTTTCTGTCAGTTGGTTGATCCGCTTTACAACGAAGAACTATCCGGAAATGACGTAATGGATATTATCCGTGAACAGCATTCGGACGGTGACACCTATTACTGGCAATTAGTCTCCAACGCTTGTATCTCAGACTGTAAATACGCCGAGCTTATCGTGTATATGCCGTATCTATCCGAACTTCAAGAGATTAAGCTAATGGCCGAAGAAGAACCTTCCTTGTATTGGGTATCAAAAGGTGCAATATCTGAACTTCCTTACCTAGTTGATGGTGGCTATTACAAGAACCTGAATATCATAAGGTTTGAGATTCCCCAACAAGACAAAGACTTTCTCGCTGAACGGGTTAAAGCAGCAGGTAAAATGCTTATTGAAAGACCTGTATTAGTTCAAGATGTGGAGTTTGAAGAAACAATTATTTCAGATTAATGCCCTACCTCAAAACTGATATTAGAAGCAAGTGTAAGCCGTCACATATTTACGGTAACGCCGGCGATGAAGTGGTGATAATATCAGATAAGGTTACGGTACTAATAGTCAGACTTCTTGAATAGAAAGACGGGTTCTCAGTTTTAAAGGACGAAATAAGCCAAGAGAAGCCCGTAATAGCAGAAAAGACAGAGGTTGCGATTAAAGATACCACTCAGAGTAAAACAAGGGCTAAAAAAGCACCGGATAAGGTTTTAGGACAACAATTAATATTTTAGGGGATGAAAGTATTGAATTTATATGCGTGTTTAGGCGGTAACAGGCTTAAATGGACTGATTGCGAAGCATTTTACAGCAATCAACTATCAATCAGTTAAACTTATTTAATTAGATGGAATGTCACCGCAAACATTAAGTACAAATAGTTTTCACAATTACACACATTCATTTGTATATCATTTGTATTTTGTTTGTATATTTGTCGGAGTTCTTACAAATTTTAAAAAATTATTGTGTAGCGGCAACTGCACGATAGATTGTACATATATTTTAACCTTTCGCCCTTAACGGGGAGTGTTGCCGCACGAACCGTTAAGGGCTTTTTATTTCTGGTTATGTCACAAGAGCAACTAGAATTTGAATATCAACAGCTTTTAGCGCAAAATAAGTGGCTATTAGACAAACTAACCTCTTATTTAAACTCGAAACGCAAAGCATTAAAAACCAAAGATAAAAGGGATTTTGCCATAATGAATAACATCGAAAAGGAACTCATTAGCGTGGTGAATCCAAAACAAGAATCTCAGTACAAATTAGACTGGTTAGCTCAGTAAAAATATTTAGTTATGGCAAAGGACACTTTCATTATTAGGACGGAATGGGTTGAGGCTATCAAAGAACTTTCCGATACAGACCAAGCAATTATATTCAGGAATTTATTTTACTTCCATAGTGACAAAGAAGATTTAATAATCCTAAATAACCTATCGGTTAAATTAGTTTGGAAACTAATAGAGCCTAACTTAACTAGGAATATACAGGATTACGACAAAAGAAGGGAAACATCCGTACAAAATGGCAGACTTGGTGGTAGACCTACTTCAAAAAACCTAGATAAACCTAAAGAAAACCTAAATAACCAAGAGGTTTCTGGGTTAAAACCTAATAACCCTATTGATACTGTTACTGTTACTGATACTGATACTGTTACTGATACTGATATAAATAATGTTGTTGTAAAAGAGACAGCAACAACAGATTTCTACGAAAATAAATTGCGTGAAGTAAAGATGCTCTTCAAGCGATGCTCTAATTGGGATGAAGAAGTTGTTGATAGAGAAGCAAGGAAGTTTACGGTAAGATACCCAGAAATGGCACCAAATAAATCAGGGTCATTGATTAATGCTTGGGTAGCAAATTACAACTCCCCTAAACATCAACCTACACCACAATTCCAAAAGAAGGATATAGTTGTTTTGCCTAATGGCCATGTGTACGACCCAAATCTTGTATTATGATTTCACAAACTACGATAGAACAAGTAAAGTCGGCTGCTGAGATAGTATCACTAATAGGAGAATCTGTAAAGCTGAAAAAAGAAGGTAGCGATTACGTTGGATTATGCCCTTTTCATAATGAGAAGTCCGGATCATTCAAAGTTAGTCCTTCAAAAAACTTTTACAAATGCTTTGGATGCGGTGTAAGCGGTGATGCTATAAAGTTTGTGATGGAAACTCAAAGGGTGAAGTACATAGATGCGATAAAACTTCTTGCTGAAAAGTATAACATCGAAGTAGTAAATGACGCCACCGAAGAAAGTAAAAAAACTTACATTTTACCTGCTGAAAGATTAGAGAAGTTATCAAAAACAACCATCGACTATTTTGAGAATCATAGAAAGATTAGTAATAACACGCTACTCAGGTTTAGAGTGACTGAATCAGTAGAGTGGATGCCTAAAGCAAAAAAAGAGATAAAAGCGATTTGCTTCAATTACTACGAACAAGACAAACTTGTAAATATTAAATTTCGTGGCAAAGACAAGGATTTTAAGCTCGCCAAAGATGCAAAGTTGGTATTCTATAACATTGATGCGATTGAGGGCGTAGAAGAGGCTATAATAACGGAAGGCGAAGCAGATTGTATGTCTTTTTACGAAGCTGGTGAGTATTTTGTAGTAAGTGTACCTAACGGTGCTGGAGTTGGTAACTTAAAATTGGAATACCTAGATAATAATTGGCAATACTTCGATGGGAAGAAAAAAATATACATAGCAACCGATAGTGACGAGCCAGGAAGAAGGCTTTGCGAAGAATTAAGTAGAAGGTTAGGGAAAGAGAGATGCTATATCGTTAATTACCCCGATGGCTGTAAAGATGCGAACGATGTTCTTGTTAAATACGGCAAACAAGCAGTAAAAGATTTAATTACTAATGCAAGGTTATATCCGCTAGAAGGCGAAAGTACTATTGAGAGTATGGCCGATAAGTTACTGTACTACTACCAAAACGGATACCCAAAAGGTGCTAAAAGTGGTATGCTAGATGATATTGGTGACACAGATGCTTTTTTAACCATAATATCTCAGCAATTAACTATTGTAACTGGCATACACGGTCACGGGAAAGACGAGTTCTTAAATGCTTTCTGTACAGGATTAGCAAAAATAAATCATTGGAAAACGATGATATGTCAATTCGAGGAAACGCCTGATATAACCGCATCTAAGTTTATGGAAAAGTATGCTTGTAAGTCGTACGATTTCAGAAAGAACCCAGAACACAGAATGAATCAGACTGAGTTTAATAAGTCGATGTCGTTTGTAGATGAATATATTAAAATTCTAAATGTCGATACATTCGATACAACGATAGATAGTATTCTAGATAAGGCAAAACAAATGGTAGAGCGATATGGCATCAACGCTTTAGTTATTTCACCTTGGAACTGTATCGAACACAATACACCTTCCGGAATGACTACCGATGCTTACACTAGCAAAGTATTATCTCAGATAACCTCTTTCTTGCGCAAGTATAATCTTCACGGGTTTTTAGTAGTTCACCCTACAAAGATGGCAAAAGGAGTAGATGGTAAATATTTAGTGCCAACACTTACTAACTGTAAAGGCGCTGCCGAGTTTGGACAAAAAACACATAATGGGATAACAGTTTACAGAAATTTTGATACCGGGATTGTCGATGTTCACATCCAAAAGGTAAAATATTCTTGGCTTGGAAGAGTTGGCACAAGGCATTTCAAGTTTGATCCATTAACAAGGCAATACAGCTCTATTGATACTGCCGACACAAACGCCCCTTCCATAATCAAAGACGAGGATAGGAAACATCCCTATGGCAATTTCAAGCCAATAGAATCGCATCATTGGACGAATAAAGATGCTTTTAAAGACGATTTTAACAACCTCGAAGAAAAACCTTTTTAAAATAAACAATATGAGACTTATCACACAATTTGGAAAATATCGAAAAGAGGCGATTCTAGCCCCGATAATTGGCAATGCAGAGGAATGTTCCAATGAACTATTAAAAGCCGCTAGAATACAGGAAGGAGAGCTAATTTTAGAACATCTGAATGAATACCGTAACGGCAAAAAAGAAATAGTGAGTTATTTAGTACTAGAAAGTAAAATGGAGTAATAATAATTTAATCACAAAAAACGCAAACAAATGGCTAAAGTAATTAATCTGGCTAAAATGCCGGCAGGTAGAGACAACAAATTCGTTATGACTGAAGACCACAAGAAGTTCTATATAGAAAATAACGCAAAAATGACACTTGGCGCAATATGCAGACATATAGGCGTATCGTACACAACGATGTATCAACTAATAAAGGAGTTTAATCTTCCGAAGAAACAACGAGTATTTAGTGTTCCAGGTGTTATTGTTACCGAGTATTTCTCTTGGGAGAACGCTACGTTGTTGGATCCTATTTTCGGATTAAGCAAAGGGTTTAATTAATAACGCTAAACAGTTAAAAAATGAAAGAGCAAATTAAGCAAGCCGCTACGGCACACTCCCAAAAGTTAGACACCGATTATCAAGAACACGCATTTGATGATTTTGTAGAAGGCGCAAATCACGTCTTAAACAATTACTACTATCCGCTAATTTCAGCAATAGAAAAGCTAAAGGATAGTAAGCAGCATGATAAACATTGGGCAAGAGTAGAAACAATTATTTTAAACGCTAAAAAATTAACAAATGAAACAGAATAAAGAACTAATACACTATTTGGATAGTGGGGTGGTAGTGGAATTTGATAATAAAGTTAAAGGTGTTTTAGTAGGTTACCAACCTCAAAAAATACTATTCGACTTAATAGTGTGTGAATATGATGGAGAGAGTTTTGATTATAAAGGTTGGTGTTCAGATGATACCGTTCCCTACCTCTACCCTCTTTATTGCCTCACAGAAACAATCAACCACGAGGGAGTAGATGAGATACCTTTAGTGGAATTGGCGAAGATAGAGGGGACGTATAAGGGAGAGGATTATGATTTTGTAAGAGATATATTAGTATGGTTAAATAGTGATAATAAAGAAATATTATTTAGATATTCGCCTACATATCAGTCATTTTATAAAACAATTAATGGCAATTTGTATCAATCAACCTTTCAACTAGCCCTTTTCCAATACCTCTTTTCAAGGCGAATAAATTTGTTTCCGAATTTAGAAGCGATTGACCCTAGAAAGTGTGAGATTAACCCGTATTTAATAACTAAAAAATAGAAAAAAATGAAAAAAGAATTAGAGGTATTAAATTACCTACAAGAAAAATTAGGTTTAGATAGATTCTACGCCGTTGGTATTAATGTGCATAATCAAGTGAAATTGCAAGGACATTGCAAAGGTGAAACTTTAGCATTTATTAGCGAAACAGAATTTAACTTTGATATTAAGTATTTACCAAAAGAGAAATGGTTCAGCTGCACTTCGGTTTACAATGATGTAAAAATAGACATCACATTAACATTTTAATTAAAAAGGGGTGCAGCATCCTATAAACTGCAATAATTATGATACATACATATACTGAAGAAATCGAATTTATAGTTAACCCTTATGAATTTTATTACAAAAATGTAGAATTTTTTGGCGAACCGATTGATATGGAACGTGGTGAAGATGCAGGGGAGTACTGGGGTATCAAATACCTATCAACAATAGTAACTGTAAGAGGATGCGAAGGAATAGAATGGGAAAGAGGGTTTTATACCGATAAAGAAAATGAAGTAATAGATAAGTATTTAGAAAACCATTACGACCATATTGACAAAAATATTTGTGGCAATGAATAAAGAATCAATCTACGCCTTTATCGCACAACGTGATAGGCTGCCAACCGATAAGGAGTTAAAGCAACTGCAACTAGAACGCTATCAGCGAATGATGCAGAACCCGAAAGATGATAAGCATAAGAGTTATTTAAGGAAAGAAATAAAATTGTTAAAAAATGAACATTAAAGAAATTAAAGAGAAAGTATTATATGATGATTGTGGCTTTATAAGGCTATCAGAATATTATGTTGATACTATTCTGAAAGATTACTACACCCCACTTGCTGAAAGTCATAGAGAGTTGATAAATATAATAGAAAATTATAGACGCAACTTTCCACAAACATTTGATGAAGTTGAAACAGTATTAAATAACGCTAAAAAATTAATCAATGAAAGACCCTAGAGATTGTAGTATTAACCCGTATTTAATAACTAAAAAAACATACGCATTATGCAAACAGAATTAACCCCCACAAACCTTAAAGATGACAATAACATTGCTATATATGTAGGAGACACTTTAAAATCTGAATGGGGATATGATCTAATTGTATCAGTAGATAGTGATGGTGATTTTTATGGTAAATTAGTATGCGATGATAATCATTCTTGTAAAGATATTCCTTACTCCTTGAATGAAGGTAAGGGTCACATTAAAATTATAAACAATGAGGAAAACCAAAACCCCACAATCGCTGAAATGAAAGAAGTAGTGGCAAAGTATATGGGATGGATAAAATACCCAGCTTTTGAAGGGATTCAATGGCGTAATGAATTTAGAGAATTTATTTGTTACGGTAACGTAGAATCATTTTTAGATTGGAACAGGCTTCACGAAGTTTGGGAAAAGGTGAGGGAAGAAAAGATATTTGATTATAAAAAGGGCGTTCCTTATGGCAGAATAAAATCTAATGTTATGATTAGTATTATTAAAGGTATTCCCCTCGAAACCCTAACAGCCCTATACAACTGCATACAATTTATTAATCAATTAAAAGAATCAAATGATAATAATGGGACATCACACAGTTAATGATAACGAAGAAGTTATTATAACAAGTTATGAAGGTTTTGGTAAAAGTATAACCTTTAATAATCATCCTACTGTTCCTTTATATACGGTAAGAGGTCAAGCTATTTTTGGACAAAAAGACTTTTTAGTAGGTAGATATTCTAAACTTGAGGATGCTATGAAAGCATTTAATAATCATCATAATTCAAACAATCAAACAATGCAAACAGTAGTATTTAAAATTGGTGATGTTACAGATGAAGGTACTATTATGGATATTACAGAAAGTTGGAAGCCTGAATTTTATAAGCAACCTCTTTATTATGTAACACATAATCCAGAACTGTATCCAAAACAAAACTGTGGAATATGGAAATTAGGCAACGAATTAAAAAAAGAAAACAATGAAAAATCTACTAACATTTAAAGACGACATCACTTTTAATAGTGAGCAAGTTTATTCAGTATGCCTTAGAGGGGCAAGGATTTTTGACAAAACAAAACCTATAGTTATTTGGACTAAAGATAATTATAAGTTAGTTGATACTCCTATTAGAGTTGACCCCACCTGCATTGCTACAATAGTTTCACAAAATCATTATAAGTTTGATGATTTAACAGATAAAGATTGTATAGATAATTATAATATCTCAGCAAGATATTTTGGTGGGTTAATAAAAGCTATGGATGAAATTTACCCCGACTTTTCAATGAGAGAAATAGTAACTATTTTAAGATTTAAAATTAACTAACAATGCAAACAAAATGGAGAAAAATATTTAAAGACGGGCTAAAGTGTATAAGGCTTCGAAAACGCCTCAAACGAGTAGTGAAGGGTAGGCATTGGACTTATGCAGAAAGAAAGAAAGTTTGGAAGCATTACAAGTTAAATGATTATACCCCTTGCAAAATTAAATTCAGACTTTATTTACCACATACAAATACGATTATATGACACCACAACAACAAGCGGAAGCGATATTAGAGAAGTATACAATACTTTTATCGTTAAATAAGGTACAAGTTGAACATATAGAAGATACTTCCATCCAATGCGCTATTACAGAAGTAGAGGCGTGTATGAATTATGCACGAAGTGATTTGTATAGAATGGGTAATAGCGGATTAACAGATATGCGTAAACTTGAATTAATCCTCGAACACTTAAAACAAATGTAATGATAGATAGAAAAAAGGTACTAGCTAAAACTAATGGCAAATGTGCCTATTGTGGGTGTGAATTAAATAAATTTCAAGTTGACCATATTATACCAAAACGTAACTTTAAGGGCGAAGGAGTTAATGATATATCTAACTTACTTGCATCTTGCGCTTCTTGTAATAATTATAAAAACACTCATAGTGTCGAACAGTTTAGAATAGAATTAGGGGAACTTGTGAGAAGGCTAAACGATACTAATACTATTTATCGAATAGCAAAAAGATACGGGCATATCGAAGAAAATGTTAAGCCTATCGTATTTTATTTTGAAACACTTAAAACAAATGTAAAATGACCCCACAAGAAACACTTTCACAAATAGAATCCTTGCTAGAACGTTGGCTACATGGCAGGGATAATGACGATGAAACGCTAGAATCTATCAAAAAATTAATGATGGACGAAAGTTATTTACAATGGTTTGTTTAAAAATAAAGAATTATGAAAAGCGCAATACAAGAATTAATAGAACGTATAGAACAACAGATAGAACTATCCGCCCACAATAAGTTAGGAACTAATAGAACGGGGGACTATCGCATAGGATTAAATGCAGCTTTATCTTTTGCTTTTGATGCTTTAGAACAAGAAAAGAAACAGATATTAGATGCGTATCTTTCGGCAGTAGGATATAATGGTAATTGTGAAAGCCATCAAATGAGAATGTTAGATAAAAGATTTTTAGAACAAGCTGAACAATACTACACTCAAACTTATAAAACAAATTAATTATGGGATGCTACGATGAAATAAGGGTCATTTGCCCTAAATGTAAAGAAGATATGTATTTTCAATCTAAGGGCGGTGAGTGCTTATTAAGCACTTACACGCTAGAAAATTGCCCAGATGATGTCATGAGTAACGCTAATAGGCATAGTCCTTATAAGTGTGGATGTGGCAACAAATACGAAATTGATATTATTAATCGAAAATTAGTACAGGTATGAAACAGCTTCTTAAATTCACACTCGGCTGCACACTTATCTACTTTGCAGGACGGTTAAATAATTGGTGGATGTTGGTAGTGGGGGTTGTGGTATTAGGGAGTATAATAGAATAAAATTAATAATTATGACACAACAAAACTTATTCGATATAGGAAAAACTATTAGTAAGCCTAATACACGGTGTAAAAACTGCATCCACATTGTTACACATAGGCACACTAATAAACTAAAGTATTGCGCTAAACAAAGGGCTAATAATACAGCTACGGGGCTAAAGAAGATAGGCGCAAATGATGCAGGATGTGTGATGTTTGAATTGATTAATTAAGCAGTTTTAAACCTTCTTATTTGGTATGTTTTTTTATAAATAAGGGGGAAAGTATTAAAAAGGCAGTTTAATTTGAGGATAATACTGTAAGATAATAGCTTTTAGTTTATCAATAGAAATAGCTGCATCGCTTGGCTTAGTGCTTGTATTGGTAGGACTATTTAACCCTAACCACGCCAAAGTTAAGTGGTCGAATTTGACTATTTTAAAATAATAATCCGCTATATAAACTTGGTTGTACTTATGTGGGTGTGAAGTGCTGATTAATACCCCAGTGTAAACTTCACAATCATACTTACTGCCAATACTATCAAACACTATCGCCTCTATATTCTTCCATTGTTGCTCATTGAACCACGATATTTGAAAGGCTGTATTAGTAGAAAACATCATAGTTTCCTCTGCTGCTATACTATCGAAAGACATAGATTGGTATGGGATTATATGCCCGATGTCAACAGTATTATGTTTATCTCCCTTGTATTTCTTATTGTAGTTCGCATAGTCGGACTTACTTACCGTTTGCCATTTAGAGGGTATTAACTGGTCTTTATGGAACTCGGTTAATAAACTACCTTCACGCTTTAATTTAGGGCTATTATGATGCGCAATAGTTTGTGTGTAGTGGTTAAGTATCCCTTGACAAAATGCCGTATCAAATTGCACCGTATAGTATTTATGCTTAATTTCTATCGTGTGTTGCCCCCACGACCATAACGTTGATGCCACCAAGATGGTAAACAGAACCAACGACTTAGGCGTATGCTTAAACACTTTGCCTATAATTGCTTTTAATTTTATTACCTTGTTTACTCGTACGGTTACTCTTTCTGCTTCTCCGTCTTTAAATAGTTTTTTCATAATCACAAAGATAGTTTATAAATGATTATATTTGCCCCAACAGTACTTGGCAGCTTACCATTAGAACAGCTTACTGGTCAAGTCTTTTATTTAAGCCGACTTGGTTTTACCCGTTTGGTCTTATCAAGCCGCAAAAAGTCCTCTGTTTTTTAACAGGGGCTTTTTTATGTCGACTATTCTGCGCATTTTACTTGCCATATTTTAATAAGCATCTCGGATATTTTCCGAATAGTAACCATTTAATTATCAATTTTGATAGTAATTTTGTTAATACATTATCAAAATTACTATTATTGGGTGATATTACGGCAAATTCATATAATTCTCTGCACGTTCTTTTGCTATCTTTTTAAGGTCATCCTCAAACCATTGCTTAATCAAACTATCCTTTCTTATTCGTGACATTTTAATAGCCGTATCGTAACCTAATTCCATGCACTCCTTCATTAATTCAATAAGCATAAACGTAGGATTATAACCTATCTTTTTTAATCGCTTTTCTGCTTTAGTCATAGTTGTATTTGTTTCAGTTACTAACTTTCTTCTTTTCTTCGCTAAACCAATCACGCTGCAAATCTTCTAGTGTGGTGGTAGAGATGCCCATACAAGCGGTTGCGTAGCCAATTGCCATCATATTCTTTAGCAAGTTAATTAGCGGCTCTGTTGGGGCTATATTACATTCTAGTAGTCTTTTTTCTATTGGGGTCATAATGTTAAAATAAATGGGTGAATCTTCCTATCTGTCCTTGTGTAGGATGATGTAAAAAACAATCTATTGCTTTGGGTGCATATTGAAAAGCATTGCGAGCGTGCCAACTATCCGCCCCGCTTGGGCTTCGCATACTTTCAACGGTAACACTCATATAATCCTTGCTTTTTTTGTGGTGAATATGATGAGTATAGTAATAACGATGTTTGCATTTATACCAATTTTCACCTGCTTCGTGTGCCATCAGTAACGCTAAATCAGTTTCTTTTGCGCCGTCCCCGTGAGTGCTTCCAATAAGGTTTTGTCCGTAAACAAAATACTTTCTGTGAGCCATCCCTACATTAAAAGTAATATGTTCGCACTTTGAAAACCATGCCTCTAAAGTTTGTGCCAAAAGAAAACCCGTCATATAATCGTGATTAGACGGGTTGTAATCGACTTGCGTAGGTGCGATAGTTGAAAGTGTTTCTATTACCCAAATAATCAATTTCTTAGCTATCATAAAAGCATCATACCACATAACTTGAGTATCTTGTCTAGTCCCTGCTGTTGTCGTGCTTTGTGGGTTATCCGTGTGTAGAATATCATTACCAATTATTAAAAGTACTTTATCTACATTATAAAAGCGCACCTTATTTAATAGCGACATTATCCCCTCTTTAACCCTTGTAACTGCTATTTCTATATTGTACTCATCCCCCGTTTCAAAGGCACTACATAGTTTGTTTATGTGAATATCAGCAGGGTCTATAACTAATAGATGTGCATCTTCGTATTGTGGGTAAAGTATATTAGGGTATTTGGGTGCATATTGCTTAACTTCGTTAACTATTTCTTCTTTTAAATCCTCCCACGTTACTTGCTTATTAAAGAACAAACTAAAGTGTTCTCCTTTGTACCATCCATGTTTAACGCTGTCAAACGGAATACCGCTATTTTCGCATTCCTCTGCAAGTGCAACGTGCTTTTCTTCAATCGTTTTCTTTTGCCTATACCCTTCTTCTAACTTAGGTAGTTTACCCTCTTTGCGAAGTTCGCTAATACACTTGGCTATAAAAGCCTTAGTACTTTTAAACCTTTCGGCGATACTATCGTAGCCTTCCGATTGATTAGCCAGATAATACTCCTTTATCTGTTGCCCCTTTGTTTTAACTTCTTTTTCTTCGGTGTTAGGCATATCTTCTTTTTAGGTAAAGTATTTATGAACCTTAACGGCTCGAATTTAATTGGTGGGGTGGGCATTATCAATAAGGTTAGCCCATAGAAACGAAACTATGAGAGTGAATAAAAATAGTAAGGTGTAGGCTATTATCATATTGTGTTATATAGTTGCCATTCGGCTCTGCGGCGTGTTTCTAGACCTTTAACGGGTAAGTGGTTAGAATATATCCATTTATCAAATTCAAGCTGAATAGCAGGGTCTTTAGGGTTAGCGTTTACTTTCTTTAATAGAGTTGATGAGGATAGGTTACCCTCACCTAAATTGTATGCAAATGATACCAAAGCCCCAAACTGATTATCTGTTAATTGTGGGGTAACTAAATGACTAACGGCAACCGCTTTTTGGTTTACCTCGAAGGTTAAATATTCAATTGCTTGCGCCTCTGTTATTGTCTTGTCACCTACTTTTACTTTAGTTCCATTGGGGTAAGTTGTTGAACCATAGCCAATAGTGTCTATCGAGGTCGGGTCAATACTATCGTGGTAGGCATTAGGGAAAAACCCCTCGAAGTGCTTTATTAATTCTATCGTTTGTTTATTTACTTGTCTCATAACTTTATTTTAAATCTTCATACCTCAATCCCTTGTGATATGAATGATAGTTAATTGTATCTCTATTTCCTTTCATGTGGTGGTCTACTCCATCTTCTTGCCATCTAAGTATTAAGCCTACTTCACACTCATTATCTATATCGTAGCGTATATCGTCAAGGCTAAAGAAGTACTGACAACAAAAAGAAGCAATGCCCCCAATATCATCACTTACCGATCCATCAAAATCTATGTCCTGCTTCTTAATGAATTTATTTAAGTATGCTGTTGCGATTGATTCGTAGCGTTGTTTTAGTGTCATTATTGGTAAACTATATAAGTTGAATAAACAGAATTTGCATTATCGGCTATTTTAACTGCATCTATTATTGATACTGCTAAAACAGTTATTGGTAATCCTGTACTTTGTACTATTGTGTATTCATTCATAACTTAGGATTTAGTAGTTAAGTTATTAATTATTATATCATCTACAAGTTCATCCATATCAAAATAATGTTTTCTAAGATGCGTATAAACACTACCTAAAGCAAATCCATATTCAATGTCTGATTTTTCAGTAGAACATAAATCTTTTATTTCTTGTGCATTAATTTCAAACATTGATTTAAAGTATTTTATTCTATCTAATTGTTCTCCCGTTATTGTGTATGCTTCTTTTTTACTCATAATCTAGGTTTAATTATATACAATACCAACGCAATTACTATCGCTGCAATCAGTAGCCAGAAGTATAACTCCCACTTACTAGCATCCTTTTCGTTCGATGCTGCTTGTAATCGGCTATCTGTTACCGCTTGATTAAGTGCGGCTATTTGCTTATTCTTATTCTCAATTTGCGATTCGAGTATTTTAATCTGTTGGTTGTCTACTATCGTATCTTTATCGTGAATGTGAATAGTATTAGTGTGGGTAATAGTAGTTGTATCGTGAATATAATTGCCAATAGTATCGTGGCAAGTAACAATCGAAGTATCGTGTAAATAACTTGTATCGCTGTGGTGTACTATTGATATAGGGTCACACGGATGCAACTGTGTGTAAACTTTCCCGACCGTATCGAATAGCGGCTTTTTAGTGAGTACTGTTTGTAAGGCCTTACTGTCTGTCATGCAACTATAAAGCAAAGATAAAACGACTGCTACTAATACGGCTAATTTGAAGTTTTTCATTTGTAAGTGTTTTAAAAGTACCCTCAACACCCAGTGGTATTGAGGGCTGTTACCGAATGTGTACACACACGACAAGCCTAACTGTTACGCTTGCTTTAATTATGGCAGTATAGCCACAATGGCATGAGTGGGTAAAGTGTGCATCTAAGTCATCGGGATTCTATCCGTCAGCAACTTGAGAGGCATACCCACTACTATTTATTTTCCTTGTACCGCTTTCAACCAGCCAAATACTAACTGAAATACACCGTTAGCCTTTACAGAAGGGATAAAACTAAGTGCTTCACTAACTGCAAACAATGCCCCTAATACATAAGGAATGAAAGTAAATTTACCTTCGATTGTAGGTAGTAAATCTTTAACTACATTAACTGCGGTACTATCTTGCGCTATTGCTAACCCACAACTAGCGACAAGTAACATAAACATAACTCCTAAAAACTTTTTCATCTTTTTTGTTTTATTATCAATTATTAAATAGCCCACATACATACTGCACAATACATACAATATCTTTAAGGCGGTTATCATTTAATTATGTTTGTCCTGCTTGTTTTCTAGTTTCAATAAAATACTTTCCAATTTATCCATAATCTTATCGAAACGGGTATCCGTCTTTTCCTCTCTATCCTCCAATGCTTTAATCTTTATATCGTGACCGTTTAGCCTTACATGAGTAGCGGTATAAAACCCAATCAATCCTGTTAATATCACTAAAAATGCTGCTACCTCTTGCCAATTGATACCTGTTTCCATAGTTGTTTTTTATTTAAAGGTTAAATGTAATGCTGATACTATTATTGCGATAAGCCCAATATCTGAACCGTCCCAAGTGATATATTGTGATGCTGAAAGGTTGTAAGTATTGCGAATAACATTGCGCCCGTCACTAGCACGAAGGATATATTTAACTTCACAAGTACTATCTTTTGAGTGGTAAGTATATCCGTCATAGCCTACCCACCTAATAGTATCTATACTTTCGGGTACGCAACCGTTGCCGTGTAGGTAGTCTACAATCTTCGCTGCACTATACTCATGTACGGTTGTGTCTATTGTTTGAGCCTTAACGCTTAATGCCCCAAATACTAATAATGATAACAATAATTTTTTCATAATATTTATAAGTTTAATATCCGTATCTGCCTTTTGTGGCGTTGTAATTTTGAGTAATTTCAGTTGATGATAACGCCCTATTATATATTAGTGCTTGACCTAATCCACCTGTGAAATTTTGAGATGCCATAGCCATTTGTGTACTATAAACCCCTGCCCCATTAGGTACTGTTGTTGTTGAGCCTACTAAAGTAGTATTTGAATAAAATGAGCATAACGGAGTGTTGGCTATACTTAATGCTAGGCAATACCATGTGTTAGCTGTTAATGTTACTGAGCCTGCGGCACTATAACTTTTACCCCCAAATAATACCGTAGCTTTATTACCGCTTGCGCCAGAACCATTATTAATAATAATACCTACCCCTGCAATTGCCGCATTTCCTAAATATATAACTTGGCTATACTGTGAGGTTGTATAATATAGCCACACCATTAATGTAGCTATGTTTTGATATAACCCACTACCACTAAGAGTTAAGCTATTATTTGCACTTGAAAAACTAAAATAGCCGTTATAAGATGTGCTAAATGTATTGCCAGATAATGATATATTATTACTATTACCACTTAAGTCAAGCCATGTATTAGACACCCCGTTTGCTGATACTGAATTACCACCATCAAGCCAACAAACTAATCCATTTTTAACAATAGGCGAATATTGCCCCATTGCTCCCGTAAAGAAGCGCATAGGCTGTGCGCTAGCCGTGCCAATTAATAACAATATGAAAACTAATACTCTCATTACTTTACATTTAATAACCAAATTGCTGTAAATTTTGAACCATCATAAAACATACATATCTCATCTCTTGCATTCGCCGTTGTAGTTAGTGCAGGTATTACCCCTGCTGGGCTGATTAAATTTGTATATGTGGTGATTGTTCTGCTACCCGTTCCATCTTGGTAGATGTCTAAGTGATATGTTCGCCCTGCAACTGCATTGGATATAGTTAGCGTTCGCCCCGTCCCTGAAAGTGTTACTTTAGCATTGCAGCCATAGGTAGCGTCCCAAGTAATCGTTGCGCCGTCTGTAAGGGTAATAATAGGGCTGAAAGTTTGTGTAACAGTAGGTACTGCCGCACTATCTACTTTTAGTGTTCCTGTTGTAGTAATCGTTCCCCCTGTTAATCCGAAGCCTGTTGCAACGCTAGTAACTGTGCCAACTGAAACATCACCACTACCCAATAAACTATTGCTATTAACTGTCTTAATATTCGTTCCGCTTACTAATGGCTGTTGATATTTAGTCGTATCTAAATTATACACTCCTGCACTACTATTGTAGGTAAAGATTGAGCCTGTGGAAACGTTACGGGTGGCGGAAAAAGTATTTCTAACCTGTCCCGCAAAATTCCCTCCAAATGCGTTACTGTCTAATGAATACCAATTAGGTGTTGCAGAAGCATTTGTATTATTCCAAAAGACTTTATAAGCAGATTGTGTTACTAATGACATCGACCCTACCCATCCGCCTCCACTTCTTACGAAATTAATAGGACTATTATGTATCACACCGCTACTATTTAAAGTAATAGCTGATATTCTATTATTTAACATCGTAAGTGTATCTGATATATTTAGCTTCCCATCAAACCTATTCCAATCTGTACTACTCAAATACCCATTTGTGCTAGTAGTTGACTGCCCAATCGCAATAACTCCTGTCGAAGTGTTAAATGTCATAGGGGTAGTGGCTGAGATGGCAGATAAACTAATCCCTTTATTAGCATTAAAATAAGTAGGGGTGATATACTTAGTACTATCAGAATATTTTATTCTATTATTCAAAGCTGTTTGATAAGCTGTAAGCATACTAGCCGTATCGGTAAACTTTACTTTTCCATTTAATGAACTTGCATAAGCAGCAAGCATAGATGACGTATCAGTATATTTTACCCTTGAAAGTATTGCTGATTGATAAGCAGTTAACATCGTAGCTGTATCTGTATACTTTACTCTTAATAATATATTTGCTGTATTTGTATTTATAGCAGTTTGATAGGCTGCTAACATAGAAGCAGAATCAGTATATTTTACCCTTGAAAGTATTGCTGATTGATAAGCAGTTAACATCGTAGCTGTATCTGTATACTTTACTCTTAATAATATATTTGCTGTATTTG